ACCGACGCTTCCCTTAGCTCGTTGCAGAGCCAGTCGCAGGAGATCTCTTTGACCGCCAATATGGATTTGGTTGTTGCTGGAGACAACCCAGCCACATGTCCTGTGGCGGAGACGCTCGGGGAAATCTGCGAAGAATATCCGCAGACGGTCCCCAGACTTTTCGCCGCATCCACTGGCGAGCTCAGGCCTGGGTTTGTTGACAAACACCACCAGGGTTTCTCCGAGTTCATGGATGACATCTACAACTCAATGGATGGTGAAAAGTCGACTGGCTGGAGCAATTGTCTTCTTAAAGGCCCCAAGAAGACTTGGCTCAACAATGAGATCAATCGCAAGGATCTAACTGAGTTGGCTGTGCTCCGGCTGATTTTGCGCTATGTTGCAGCGCCGTACTTGGGTCAGATGCGCCCCCTTGAAATGATCAACCTCGGCTTGAAAAGCCCTTCCATTCTTTTCACCAAGAAGGAAGCACATTCGTCCAAGAAGGCGCTGTCCAAAACCTGGAGATAGATTTGGGCTTGCGACCTTGTCGATCAAGTCACTCAGTTGCTCGTCCACTTTGGACAGAACAAGAATGACATCTCGGCCTACGCCACAGGAAGTCTTAAGAGGCAAGCAATTGGCATGGGACATCATGATGATGGAATTGCCCACTTTGGGAAAGTTCTTGATTGGCTCGGCGAAGCTGGGAATATTGATGACAAGGATGCTCATGGTTGGGATCTGACTGTTTGCAGAGATGCGATTGTTCTTGATGCTGAGCGTCGCATCTTCTGCGTTGCGCTGGAGCCCGACCAAGAACACTTGCGCCCGGTCATCAACCGCCTTCTTTTCGCACAAGCAATGATTGGATCTGCACATGTGGCCTGCATTGGCGGCAGCCTTTATGAGTCTTTGAAGTTCGGTATTACCGACTCTGGAAATGTATCGACTTCTGCTCAAAACTCCCCCATTAGACAGGCCCAGGTGCGTCTTGCCGGCGCAAAGCGTGCCACTTCGTTAGGCGACGATTTGCTCAGCGTCGGCCTCATCATTGCTGCAATGCTTGCCTCATTTGGCGTCAGAACCAAGGATCTCGCCACGGAGGTTTCCAAGCCGCCGGAAGGTCCGCACGACTTCACTTCACACCGCTGGACTAAGGTCAACGGGATTTGGAAAGCTGAGTTCTTGAATTTGCCCAAGATGTTGGCGCATGCCGACTTTCGCGCAACCACCAAGGACGGCGTCAGGTCCTTGAACCCGGACGCCATTGCCGGCATGTTGTTTGCCCTTCGGCACTCTGCAGACTCCACTAAGGTCTTTATTGACTTTCTCAGTCGTATGGACTGGTGGGTCGAAGGAATTGTTGCTGAGGAGTTTGGATGTGATGAGTTCTTTTAATTCATCCGACGCTCAAAGGCCTGAGCGCTGTTGAGGAGTGTCCGTTGTGTAGTCCCCAAAGACTCAAAACTTGCTGGACGGGCGTCGCACGCCCATATTCGCTTTAGTCTCCAAAGACTTTAAACTTGCTCTTTGCAATATTGTCTTTGTGCTGAGCGATGCTCCGGGGGCACCAAAACATGATAGATAGTCAGTTTCGGAACTTTTTCCAGTATGCTTCTGGAAATTTTTCAACTTTTGTTCAGCCATGCCTGGTCCAAAAGTCCAAACCAAGTGGCGACCCAGGCCCAAAGCAATGCAGAAGAGACAGGTGTTTCGGCAGACTGCACCGGTTCACTCTGGCAAACCACGCCGCAATCGCAAAGCTGGCAAACCGCCTGCTATTGTGACTCCAGCACCGTTGAATGCCAGGTCAATGATTGTTCCCTCTGTGCCTCGCACTAAGGGAATGTTCGATGCTTTTACCTGCACTGCACCCTTGCCCGACAGTATGACTTTCGGCCATTTCACTCCGTGCCGGTCGTATTACTCTTTTGCTCTGACCACCAATTGGAACCGTGCTGACATTACCACAAATAGTGTCACCCAGGCTGGCGTTGCTACTGTGGTTCAACAGGACTGTATGTTGTGGTTCAACTGGCAACCATCTGGCGTTATGGCTATCTGGTTCACAATCGATTCGTCCAATGCACGCATTTCTCCGGTCCAAATGATTGGTGCTCCGCAGTTCTTTCCTACTTCGGTTACCAGTTCCGGTGTGTTCACGATCCCTTCTGGCACTCCTCAACAGGTTCGCCCTATGAGGACTTCCATTCGTATTTCCAACACATCCGTTGAGCAAACACGCGCTGGTGGTGTCACCGCGATCATTGTGCCGCAAAACATCACCCTCAGTGCCAATCCTACCAACATCACAGCTGGTATTAGTGCTTATGGAACTGCAGCCAATGCTGGTGCTCCCACTAGCCCTCAGTACTTTGGTAGCATCACGCCTTTTGGCCAAACCTACCTCACTTCTTTGCTCAGTGGTTCTGGTGCTAGCTTTCACACTGCGTCTGAGCTTGCCCAGTGCCCTATGCAGTGGGATTTGACTCCTTCTTCGTTTATTGGGTTCCATAGTTACCAGAATTGGAATCAGCCAAACACTCCCGATGCTTCTCCCGCTACTCTTGCCAGCCCAATTGTGACTTCCACTGGTACGTCACAAGGTTATCCAAACACCATGGTGTATACGGACCTTG